GAATGATATACCTGATACTTCATCAAAGTTTTTGTATACCCATGCTCCTACTTCCATCCACTCATCTTCCTTAACAGACACAGTAACAGAAGGCTTATGCTCACACCAATGTCTTTGGAACATGAGCCAATACTCTAGTTGTTCTATGGCAGACATCTCTGTCCTAGTCGTAGCACCTGATGGTGACTTCATAGGAAAGCTGAACACAGTTGTACTGTCAGGCTTCATAACACATGGCTCACTTGGTATGCCACTATCTTTCATAAACTGTGTGAGTGGGTCTTTATTGTCACCACGCACAGTTCTGATGTAATAGTCATTGTGTCTAGCATGAATACCTGAAGCACTATCAACTAATTGACTAACTGTACCACTTGGTTTAACACAAGTTATTGCAGTTGCTTGTGGAATACCTAAGTCTTTAGCCATCTTCTTGTTAGTTTCTATTGCTACATCTCTTAGTATTTCTAATATTTCAGGTGTCCATATAGGGCAATCAAGAATACCTGTTAGGGAAACTCCTAATAGTCTTTCTTCCTCTGTATTATCCTTCCATATCTTACGCAAGTACTTAAAGTTAGTAAGAGTTGATTGGAATGTACCTAAGATTGTAGCCATACGTACTTTTTCTTTCAAGGATTCTAAGCCATCCGTAACTCTGCACACTACCTCTGTAAGATTACAGAACTGATATGGTCTAAGTATAATCTCACTACATGGATTACAACCAAAGTAATGGTCTGCATCTCGTCTACCATTCTCTAGTGCCTTTACTTTAGCTGCTTGTCTATTAAATATACCACGTTCACCTGACTTAGATTCATATAATGATGTCCACTCTCGCATGAATGTACCCATCTCAGGCTTACCTTTAAATGCTACAGAGTTATTAGCTAATGCTCTCTGCCCTTCGTTCTCCCACCATTGACCTGACTTAGCATGTCTCATTTGGTCATCGCCTAAGTTAGACAATGATATAAGAGCAGACCTACGAACACCACCAACAACTACAACTTCTCCTATCTTACACATTAAATCGTGGCACTCAATAGGAAATAGTCTTCTGCCTTTAGCACCTTGAAACTTCTGTATGCAGAATCTAAATAACTCTTCTAGTGGAGCAGGTCCAGATGCCCTACCACCAAAAGTTTTTAGTCTTGCACCTGCAGGTCTTACTTGTGATGTATCCCATGTAGGAACTTGACCTACATATAACATAGCAATGAGTTCTCTTAAAGCTTTTGCCCAACCGGGTCTGCTATCTGCGACATGTATGACCGTAGTGCTGTCTTCAAAATGTTCATTAACGATAGGAAGTTTATCTACTACTTCTCTTTCTACAGAGAAACCTACACCTGTTCCACACATAAGAACATACATGCATTCATCAAATGCACGAGGACTATCCACAGGTATATAACTACAATTATAACCACCAACATGACATCTATCTAAAGCAGGTCCTGATGTCATCAAGGCTCTCATACTAGGCATAACTCCTAAGTTCATTATTTGTGCAGACAGTTTCTCTTTTAATGCTTTAGTTACAGTATATCCATGATTATCTTTTAAATGGCTTTCCATATAACTAAAATATCTATCTATTGTTTCAGACCAATTTTCTCTTCTTTGTTCTTCGTCTTTCCATCTTGCATAGCGAGATAGTGCAATGAAGTTTTGATAATCTGTTGGTAGGTAATTGCTAATCATTTATGTCTCCGTTATTACTTTTAGTTGGGTTATTTTTGTTCCATCAATATCATAAAAAAATTCTCTTATGTAGTCTTCAAACTCTTCTGTTAATTCACCGTCTGCTGGTATTGCATATTCGTCTGGGTCAACGGTGATGGTACAAACTATCTTAACTCTTATCGTCATCATATACCTCAATGAGTTTATTCAGATACCATTGTGCTTTTTTCAAGTCTTCTATACCATTCTTATACTTAAATCTCCATAAGTATTTAGCTATATTACCTTGTAGATAAGCATCAAAGCCATCACCTAACATAGCTTGCAAGGCATCAATACATTCAATTCCAGATTCATTGTAGTGTCTAGGATGATTAATCATATCTTCTTGTAACTTAGATAACTCTTTGTCTTCCATCATCTTCATAAACTCCATATGTCTCATTAAGTATCAGACTTCACAAAAGACACATTAATTATATTGTCTTCATATGTTTTTTTAGGGGTGTCTTCTTTATAGAACTTCTGCTCTTCTTTGTCAAACACATTTACAACATAATCATTTATCTTGTCTCTAAGCTTAGGTTCTGTCTCTAACAAGTTAAGTGTTGAGCATAGCATCTTGCATATATGTTCAACTTGATAGTAATCATCATCATCTAAGGGATTGTTTTCATTAGGTAATATTGCAACTTCAATACCACCGTTCCATTTACCCTTGCTGTTAAGATGTGGATTTACTTTAATAAAAAAATCTTCAGGCATTACACCTTTTCCTTTATAATCCATACTACTTTCTCCTTATCTTAGTTCCTACAAACTTAATGAAGTTTGCATGTTTATTTTTACCTTTTTCTTTCAGCCAATCTTCAGGTATAATTCTATCATAATATCTGAAACCATGTCTAATACACCATTGAGCATAGCTAGACTTAGCACCTTTACTAAGCTTGCTACTACTATTAGTAAATACAAATCTTATGTCTAGCTTAGGATGCTGTTTCTTTATTGCTAAGTGCTTACGTCTGTCAGCTGCTAAAAACCTACCCTTAGTTTCGATTATGATACCATTGTACAATATAAAATCTGGGGTATATGTTCTATATGCTAAATCTTCCCATTCAATCTTTATACTTTCATATGTATATTGACATTTCTTTTCTTTTAGATAAATAGATATCTTATGCTCTAAGCCACTACGATATCCATACTTTATAGCTTCACGTCTGACTTTGTGAGGTGACACTAAGCTTCGCCTTTTAACTTAACATACTGAACCATCTTAGGTTCTTTAGCTTGAGACATCTGTGCAGGCAACTCTCTTAGTGTAGGAAAGCATGTATTTCTAAAATCACAGAACTTGCAGTTAGAGTTTAGAACCATATTACCTGTTGACACTTTCCGAAAGAACTCAGGTACAGGCTCAAAGCATCTCTTAAACTCTTTCTCTTCTGCTGTAGCTATAGTTTTCTTTATAGTGTCTAACTCTTCTTCTAAGTTCATATTACTTGCAGGAACATATTTAAACTGTCCATTAGCTTTGTTTACAACCCACCAACCACCAACCTTGTGTCCTGATGCTTTTGCATAGCCTGCCAATTGTCCTATATAACCAAAGCCGTCACCATCTTTAAGTGTTTCATAGGATTCAAACTTATTCTTGTATGACCAATCAGATGCAGATTTAATATCATCTACAGCATCATTCATAACAATGTCATAAGTTCCTTTGATTGATAGGTTGCCATCTAACTTTAATTCTACTTCAGTATTATCTTTGTATTCCATACCTGCTTCAGTCAGTAATCCTTTAAACACTGCTTCAACAATATCACCTAACATCATATTCATAACGAATGTGGTAGGTTTAGGTAGTGCCTTTTCTGGATGATTCTTTTGAAACCATAGTTGGCACGAAGGTCTGCCTACATTAGACATACGAAATCTAAACTCATCTCGTTTATTACCTCCAGCGAATTGACGTTTTAAAGCATCTTTTATTTCCTCTCCTATTCTATCAATAGTGGAGTCACTCATTCGAGTTTCTCCTTTAGTGGCATTTTCTAGATACTGATGAATCGCCAATTCCGCTGGATGGTGCATTATGCTACCTCTTCTTGATTGTCTATATCAATAAAACTATCAACTGTATCTTTATCAGATTGACTTATGTCCTTAGATGACTTTTCACTCCAAGTGTTTATAACCCACTCGTTGTAATTCTGTACCCAAGACATAAAATCAGAGAACATAGTTTGGTCTGCATCTGTTAAAGATATAGTATTTGTGATATCTAAACTTGCTTGTGGCAGATAAAAAGTATCACCGTTATTTGATTTATGACCCTCTGTGGTAATCACAATGTTATGTTGCACTGGTAGTCTCTTCATTTGTGCTAACTTAGTAAATGGTACACCCATAATCTTAAAAGCATCACGATTATCAATTTCCCATATGAAAGGAGACTCAGGCAAATCAACAGGCTTACCATCTGCTGTCTTAGCATCATTCAATGTTACTAATCCAAAGATAGCACGAACTCTCTTAATTGACTTCAATAAGTCCTGCTGATGTTTAGGTAGTGCTTGAAAGTCCTTGACATAACCTGCAGGCTTACCACAGTTAAATCCACCATTAGTATCTTTCAAGTCTATGTTTAAACTATCAGCCATTACAGTCTTGACGTAATCGCCCTTTTTCTCACCTGCCTTAGCTGATAAGTTTGGAACATATCTTTTATACATATATCTTTGCATAAAAGGTCGTATAGTTGCTGATGAAGCATAAACCACGTTGCCATCTAAAGGGTCAAGTAGATAGTTGCCGCCATCTATAACCTCAAGCTTTACTGATTTACCATTCATCTCACCCTCGCCCATAATAGGCTTATGTTGTATCTTCAGTCTTGGTAGGGTGCTACTCTTCTTTGAAGCAGAAGAATCTTCTCCAGCGATACCCATAGCTTTTGCCATAGCGGCATAGTTATTTGTATCAATAGTCGTTAAATCACTCATATGTGAACCTCGCTTTTATTTTAAGTTTTGTAGTTATATCACGCAACGTCTTTAGTGTCAAGCCAATTATCTCCTATTTTTGATTCTAATAATAGTGGAACATTAAACTTTATTGCAAAATGTGATTCAATTAGTTGTGTCAACTCTCTATTAATTTCTGTGATAAGAAATAATACTTGTTTGACCTCTTCGGGATGAACGTCAATGACTACAGAATCATGGACACTATTAACCAAGCAAGACTTCATACTAACTAACTTATTCTCTATATGAACTAACACGAGAGGAACTATGTCAGCAGTAGCAAACGATTGCACTGGGTAATTCTTTATCTGTGTAAAGTTTGTAACCTTACCATTTGTTAATCTTTTTATATCTGGGAATGAGAACTGTCTACCTGATGGTGTTGTAATCATACCCGTGTTCATAGCTTCCGTAGCCAATCTGGAGTGCCATGACTTGATTCCTTGATACTTTTCTGTGAAGTGTGTGTAGTATGCTGCTTCAGCTTTTGTTCTTCCAAATCCTGTTGCACCGTAGAGTGGTGCGAAGGTGTGTGCTTTTGCATCTTGGCGAGAAGTCGATTGACCCGCATCTGTAATAACTTTAGACGTATATGAGTGAACATCGAATCCAGTAGTGACTTCATCTATAGCAACCTCGTCTTGTGATAGGTAGGCAGCGGCTCG